ATCAAGTTAGCAACACGGTTGATTTGAACAGCTAAAGCAGCGTGTTCATCACCAACGAATGTAGCTGTACCAGATACGCTAGCTTGGTCATAAGTTTGTTCAACTGTACCTAGACTACGTAAAGAAGCTAGAACTTCTTGGTCGATTTCAGCTGTAATTTCTTGAGCAAGAGCAGCCATGATTTCTGCTTCGATGTCAATACCTTGCATTGCTTGAGCATCTTGAGCAGCTTCGAATGTCCAGCGAGCTGATAGCTTGCGTGACTTGGCTTCGACTGGTGCTTTCAAGATTTGAATGCTCATACGCTTACCTGGTTGGCCTTCTAGTACGGCTGTTGTTTGAGCCTTACCAGTAGAACCTGCACCAGAGTAACCAGCAGCAATTTTGAATGGGCTTAGTGCTTCTTCACCAGCTGTTACGCTGTCGCCGCTTGATGTATCAGCATAACGAACACGTAGTGTGTGGATCTGGGCAACTGGGCCTGTCATTGGCTGAACACCAACGATTTCATTAGCAATAACTGTCGGCATAACACGACGAATTACTGGAAGAATAACACGGTTAAGTGTTGCGATATTACCAGAGCTTGTAGCTCCAGAAGTTGCACTTTCAGCCAAGTACTTGCGTGTATTCTCTAAGCATACGCTCATAGAAGACTTGCGGTTACCTGATAGGCCTTCAAGCAGAGCTTCTTTGGTCTCTGACCATCTTTCATTTAATAGTTGTGACATTTTATGTCTTCTCCTTGAATATTAAATTATTTTAGACCCGCTAATTTGCGGATATCTAAAATGTTATCTAAGCCTACCTGTGGCTGTTTATTTTCACGATCTCCAGTTATTTCAGCGCCTTCATTAATCATCTCTTTGGCTGGAGCCTTAGTGACTTTCTTGATGTTGCCTTCCATAACTGCTGGTAGGTATTTGTCAAACGATTCATTAAGTTTTGCGGTCTGTACAGACTCTAGCAATTCTTTCATGATTCCCTTTTGTTCAGCACCTAACGGTGCTAATAGTTCTGCCATTACTTCTTTGCGGTTAGCAACATCTTGAGCAACACGAATTTCGCGTTCCTTAGATTCTACTAATTTTGCCTTTTCAGTAACAACAGATTTTGCTTCAGCTAGCTCGACATCTTTCTTCTCAATAATCTTTAACAGTTTTGCTGTTTCAGATTTTTCGTTTAAGTAGCTTGTGCTAAACTCTTGTGCAAATGCTTCGTATAAACGACGACCGAATGCGTTTTGACGTGCAGAATCGATATCTTCTTTGAGTTGTCTCATTTCTGATTTCAATTTTGTTTCTACAGTCTCTTTTACAATAGCGGCGCTGCGTTGTACAAATTGTTTCTTTAAACTATCGAATTGTGATTTTGCTTCACGTACTAGTTTGACTTTCGTCTCTGCTAGATCACGCTTGTCAATTGCAAATTCGTTAATTTCTCTTGCTAGTGCAGTTACAATGAACTGCTCTAATTTTTCAAAATTCTCGCTGACTTTTCTGCGATCACTTTGGAATTCTACAAGTTCTTTACCTAGCTGGTTCATGATAAAAGATTCTAATACTTTAGCATCTTGTGTCATCTTGCGTTGATAAGCTACTTTAGATTCAATCAAAGCATTTTTATCTTCTGCAAGTTCAGCCATTTCTGCGGTCAATCTCTCGCTGATCATTTTGTCAAGTGCTTCAACCATAACAGTCTTATCGTGACTGTAACGTTGAGCAAACTCTTCACGTAGTTCAGCAGTGACTAGATCGCGATTTTCTTGAATTCTCTGATTGAAAGCGGTTTCAATCTCAGACTGTAGGTCCTCAGAAATCATACCATTTTCGACCAGCTTCTTGAATGCGTCTAACATTGCTTGTCTCCTTAGGCTTTTAGGCCATTTATTATGTTCAGCATCGCCTCACGGAGATGCTTCTGGGCTTTAGGATCTTCTTTAACCTCGTGCGCCACCTTTAACGCCTTATATCCACCACGACTATTCATCAGGTGTTCATAGACTGGTGTTGGGTAAGCACCAGGAGCACTAGGCTGAGCAACTATATCGACAGTGATAATCTCAAAGTCAGCTACATGGCCGTTCATGTCGTTAACGTTACCGCTACCACGTGAACTTACGCCAAGTTTTACACCGCTTTCAAGCATTGTTCTGATTAAGTTACCCATCGGAGTAGGAAGGATTTTCATCTTTCCATAACCATTCGGACCTTCCATCCACATTTGAGTAATCATATGGGACACACGGTCTAAATTAACTTTTAGATCATCAGGATGATCTACTTCTCCAAGAACGCTATACCCTTCTTTAAGTTGATCATTTAGAGTTTTAACAGCTCGCTCTATTTCATCTACGGGATAAATCCGTTGATTAGCATTGCGAATCCCACCTTGGATGGCAATCCCTTTTAGATAAAGGTTCTTACCATCCTTGTCGTCAGATTCTAATACAACTCCTGCTTGATCAAAACTTAAATGTTCTCTAAGATATAGCATCTCAAATTCTCAATTATTGGGCTTTGTCTAGGATAGACTTTGTACCTGTTACGGATGTCTGTCCTGCTTTGTCCCCTGAACCAGAACCTACTGGACCAGCTGATTTGTTGTTGTTAGGCCAACCTGTTTGTCCTTTTAGTGTTTTAACACCAGACTTAACACCGTCAACATTGTGGATGCCACCATCGGTAAATTTACCTTTGACATTACCAACTAGACCACCTGTTTTACCATTTGGACTTGTTCCTGTGTTGCTGCCTTCACCTACTCCACCTTGTAGAATATTGTGTGCAGATGCGTTGGTTGTTGGGCGATTTTTAGCTGTGCTAACTACGCTTCTTTTGCCATCGACAGATGTTTGACCAGCTTTGTCGCCTGTACCAGAACCTACTGGACCTGGTGTTCTCATTGAACTTTTGTTGTCCCAGTCGTTGCCAACTTTCTCAACATATTCACGAGTAAGCATACGCTCGCTGTACATATTTTCTTTTTCTTCGTCGCCGTCTTCGTCGCCGTCTTCACCGTCATCTTCGCTGTCATCATCAGATTTTGCAAAGGCAGGATCGTCTTCACCGTCGTTGTGTTCTGGCTCGCTGGCTTCATCGCCAGATAGTTCAGCAAAGTCGGCTTTTAACTTTTCTAGTTCAGATTTTAGATCAAATACTTGATCTTCTAGGCTTCCGTCACCCATACCACCTAGGTCGCCGTCCATTGATGGCTTGCCTTCTTCGTCGTCCATGCCCATGGCCATTGGATCCATAGTGCTACTTGGTAGACCGTCGGCTTGGTCGCCGCCAATTTCTAGTGTGGTTTCTTCTTCTAGATCAGCGTCTGACTCATCTAGGTCGTTATCGTTTTCAGCATCAGCTTCTTCGATAGATTCTTCCTCCGCTTCTTCAGCGATCATATTTTCGTATATTTCTCTAGACTTCTCTACAACGATTTCATGGAATAATTCATTGGCCTTATCCATTTCTTCGTTGACAAGATAATCTAATAGTTGTTCAAACTTGTTAGACATTGCGGTTTTCTCCTTAATTAGATGCGGCAAGGCTGTCGATGTATTTACAGCCAAGTTGAATTAGTTATGTGAAATAGGCCAAAAACGAGTCGTTTTTGACAAAAAGACATGATTTTTTAAATCACTTGTGATTTATTTTACAGAAATATTTATGAAATAAGAATAAAAGTTATCTTATGCTATTTCAAGCCGCAGGTTCTGCAGGCGTTGCATACATGATTTTAACAAAATCAAGATGTTCTTTCTGCTCTTTTTCTCTAGCATCGCCGGCTTTACGTAGATTATTGATCATGTCCAAGGTTAATCTAGTTTTACGTAGATCCTTAGCTTTGATAATACTAGTATCTTCCAAAGGATTATATCTGTCATCGTCCTTTAGATCGACGTTGGTGCTGTTGAAATAGATGAATTCGTTTAGTAGCATACGAATATTTATCTTAAGCCGGCGGCGGAGGAGCTGGTGTCTGTCCTGCAGGTTGATTAGCTGCTGTAGCTGCTGGATCTGCACCTTCAGGTGGTAATTCTCCAGCTTGATCAAGACCAGTCATATCAGCTTCCATGCCACCAGAAGTAACTCCTGCACCGCGAAGTTCGGCGCTGGCGCTAACCGCATTCTTGTCTAATCCGTTTTCTTCTTTCCATAGATCTTCGTTCTCTGCCATCTCTTCTGCTGTTAATCCTAGAAAGCGTTTAAGAGCAAATCGTTTACTGATCTGAGGAATAGTGATCATCTGCGTAAAGCCTGTGATCCTTGCTGTGTCCATTTCGGTTTGACGATAGCTGGCAAAATTCTGCGGAGGATTAAACTGCAATTCAAATACATTTGGATCAAAGTTAATACCTTTTTTCATTAGGTAAGTCTTAAATTCTAGGTCAAATGCT